ACAGGATCGCCAATACCGGCTACCAGTCGTTCGATGACGCCTTCGGCGGAAAGGCTGAGCGCGAGGACGTGATCGCATTGGTCAAGCGCGGCAAATACCGCCTGCGACGCAACCCATACCAGGGCCACGACCAGAACCCGCCCCACGTTGTCGGTCAGATCACGCAGCGCTGGGTCTACGGCCCGGTGCTGCCCGCCACGCTGATCGACGAGATTCGCGCCCGCAAGGGCATCTCGCAGAAGCACCACCAGTGGCTGTCCGATCAGGGCCTCGCCCGTCTGGAAACGCAGATTCACGCGGTCACCGCCATTGCGCGCAGCTCGACCTGCTACCGCGACTTCGACCGCCGCTGTGAAGCGGCCTTCGCTGGCGGCGCGCTGCAGCTGGCGCTGCTGGCCGAAGACTTTGAGGAGGGGGCGTGAAATGCTGGGTCTGCAAACGACAGGCCCGGGGATTCGGTCACACCGACAACCGACACGGTGTCGGCGATCCCCGGCGCTACCCCATCGACTGGGTGTTCTGCTCGCAGCGCTGCCAATCCGCGTTCCACGCGATGTACGGCAACTGGCTGCGCGCCAAGGATGGTCATCACGGCGACCGAAGCGGGAGATCTCCTGCCGCGCGCCTTCAATGACCCGACCCACTTCGAGTGCCGGATGTGCGCGTGGCAAGACCGCTGCTGGAGAACACAAGCATGACCGACAACAACACCCCGACCACCGGCATCGAGCCGATGATCGATGCCAAGCAGGCGGCCGCCGCGTTGCGCCTGCCGTACTACTGGTTCGCCGACCACGCGATGCGCACCAAGTACCGGATTCCGCACTACCTGATGGGTGGGCTGGTGCGCTACCGGCTGTCCGAACTCTCTGCGTGGGCCACGCGTACCACCGCCATTCAGGGCCGTGATTCCCAAGATGCGGACGCACCTGTCGAGGGAGCCGAATGATCGACTTCAACGACACCACACAACCTGCGGAGCACAGGGAATCTGAACGAGACGAGATTCGCGCCGACTTGCTTGCGCGTCTGGAGTCGGTGCTGACCACGATGTTTCCGGCTGGCAAGAAGCGCCGTGGCAAGTTCCTGATCGGCGACATCCTCGGCAGTCCAGGTGACAGCCTCGAGGTGGTGCTGGAAGGTGAGAAGGCCGGTCTGTGGACGGATCGTGCCACCGGCGATGGCGGCGACATCTTCGCCCTGATCGCGGCCTATCTCGGTGCGAACGTCCACACCGATTTCCCTCGCGTGCTGGATGAAGCTGCCGATCTGCTCGGGCGGTCGCGGTCGGTGCCAGTGCGCAAGGCGAAGAAGGAAGCGCCTGTAGACGACCTCGGCCCGGCCACGGCAAAGTGGGACTACTTCGATGCCGGTGGCAAGCTGATCGCCGTCGTCTACCGCTATGACCCACCGGGAGGCAAGAAGGAATTCCGACCGTGGGACGCGAAGCGCCGCAAGATGGCCCCGCCTGAGCCGCGCCCGCTGTTCAACCAGCCGGGCATCGGTGCGGCCAGCCACGTCGTCCTGGTCGAGGGCGAGAAGTGCGCGCAGGCCTTGATCGCCAGCGGCGTGGTGGCCACCACCGCCATGCACGGTGCCAATGCCCCGGTCGACAAGACCGACTGGTCGCCACTGGCTGGCAAGACGGTGCTGATCTGGCCCGACCGCGATGCGCCAGGGTGGGACTACGCCGACCGCGCGTCGCAGGCGATCTTGCAGGCAGGCGCGACCTCGGTCGCCATCCTCATGCCACCCGACGACAAGCCGGAGGGGTGGGACGCTGCAGATGCCATTCCCGAAGGTTTCGATGTCGGTGGCTTTCTGGCCGTCGGCGAGCGGATGCCGGTGATGCGCTCGGTGGAGGAAGCGCCTTCGCCAGACTTGCTGACGGGCATTGATTGGACGACCGAGGATGGCCTGTCCAGCGCTTTCACCCGCCGCTATGGCGAAGACTGGCGCTACTGTGCCCTGTGGGGCAAGTGGCTGGTCTGGACGGGTGTGCGCTGGAATCCCGATCAGGTGCTCTACGTGTCGCATCTTTCCAGGGGCATCTGCCGCAACGCCTCGCTGAAAGCGGACACGCCGAGGCTCAAGGGCAAGCTGGCCAGTTCCGCCACGATTTCGTCGGTTGAAAAGATCGCGCGCTCTGACCCGAAGCACGCTTCCACCGCCGAGGAATGGGACGCCGATGTGTGGGCGCTGAATACCCCCGGTGGCGTGGTCGATCTACGCACCGGCCGGATGCGCCCGCACCGGCGGGACGACCGAATGACCAAGGTGACCACGGCTACTCCGCAGGGCAATCCGGACAGTGCCTGCCCAACGTGGCGAGGGTTCCTGACAGACGTCACCGGCGGCGATGCCGATCTGATGGCCTACCTGCAACTGATGGTTGGCTACTGCCTGACGGGCGTCACCAGCGAGCACGCGCTGTTCTTCCTGTACGGCACGGGCGCGAACGGCAAGTCGGTGTTCGTCAACGTGCTAACCACCATCCTGGGCGACTACGCGGCCAACGCCCCGATGGACACTTTCATGGAGGCGCGCAATGACCGACACCCCACCGATCTCGCCGGGCTGCGCGGTGCACGATTCGTGTCATCCATCGAAACGGAGCAAGGGCGGCGCTGGAACGAGTCCAAGGTCAAGGCCATCACCGGTGGCGACAAGGTGTCCGCGCGCTTCATGCGCCAGGACTTCTTCGAGTACCTGCCACAGTTCAAGTTGGTGATCGCGGGCAATCACAAGCCGTCGATCCGCAACGTCGACGAGGCGATGAAGCGTCGACTGCACCTGATCCCGTTCACGGTGACGATCCCGCCCGAGCGCCGCGACGGCAGGCTGACCGAGAAGCTGCTCAAGGAACGCGATGGGATTTTGGCGTGGGCCGTCGAGGGCTGCAGCCGCTGGCAAAGCCAGGGCTTGAAGCCGCCCGCCAGCGTGGTGTCGGCGACCGAGGAGTATTTCGAGGCAGAAGATGCGCTCGGGCAGTGGATCGAAGAACGCTGTCTGCTGGCCAAGTCGCACCGCGAAGGTGTCTCCGAACTGTTCGCCGATTGGCGTGAGTGGGCCGAGCGCGCTGGCGAGTACGTGGGCTCGGTCAAACGCTTCTCGGAGCTGATGGCGACTCGCAAGTTCGACAAGTGTCGGCTGACCGGGGGGGCTCGCGCCATCGCGGGCATCGCCCTCAGGCCCAAGCCGTACAGCCATGCCTACCCCTACCGCGATGACTGATCAATCCGGTCGAGTGACGGATTTGACGGGTTTCCTGATTGACGCGCTACACGTGCGCGCACGTAAAGGGCGTTGTCCTGACAAACCGTCGCATCCGTCACTCGCCCACCCAACACGGAGTAAAGACGATGAAAACGACAATCCTAGCCCTTGATCTGGGCACACACACCGGGTGGGCTCTGCAGCACCTGGACGGCACCATCACCAGCGGCACGGAGTACTTCAAGCCGCAGCGATTCGAAGGCGGCGGAATGCGCTTCCTTAGATTCAAGCGCTGGCTCAACGAACTGCTCTCGACCAGCAATCACATCAACGCGGTGTTCTTCGAGGAAGTTCGGCGACACGCGGGAGTGGACGCAGCGCACGCCTACGGCGGCTTCATGGGACACCTGACCGCGTGGTGTGAGCATCACAACATTCCGTACCAGGGCGTTCCGGTCGGCACGATCAAGAAGCACGCGACCGGCAAAGGCAATGCGGGCAAGGACGAAATGATCACGTCCGTCCGCGAACGTGGTCACAGCCCAGTCGATGACAACGAGGCCGACGCACTGGCCCTACTGCACTGGGCCATCGATACGCAGGAGGTGTGAAGTGAAGGTTCCGACACCCCAATACCGCTGCTCCCTTGGTCGGCTGCAGCCGCAAGCCACGGATCTGGATGCCATCAAGGAACGTGGATGGCGTGACCAACACATACTGGTGGTCAACGCGTCCGACAACCGTCTGGACTTCATCGAGCGCGAGATCGTGCGACGCATCGGTGAACGCCTGTACGGGCCGGGAGGGACACGTCATGGCTGAGTGGACAACTGACGACGTGGCAGCACGCTTCGTGGAGGCTGCCGCCACCGGACGACGCTTGCCCCCTGTGCGTGTGCAGGGCTACTTCAACTGCTGGCCTGCCTTCGTCCGCAAGGAGTGGGAAGCCTTTGCTGCTGACGAGAAGGTGTATCGCCCCTTCCCACCAAGCCCCGAGGCCATCGACCGGATGCTGGAGACGATGCGCTGGGTGCAGTGGCTGGAGGTCGAGCAGCGCCACCTTGTGTGGATGCGGGCCAAGCGCTACGGCTGGAGGGACATCACCATCCGCTTTGCCTGCGACCGTACCACTGCGTGGCGGCGCTGGCAGCGGGCAATGGAGGTCGTGACCGCGAACCTCAACAACGAAGGCGTGCGGATGCCTTCCAAAAACGTGGGCAATTTAGGGTAACGCTTGCCGCGTTTGTCCTTTCTTTGCCTTGCTTGTCCGTTTCGAGGCCCGGCAGCCGTGCAACAAAACAGCCCGGTCGGGGGTAGTATTTCGGCTATCTTCTGGACAGCGGTGACGGTTGAGGCCGAGCGCTTGGCAATAGGCCCAGGCAAAAGGGGTCCTTCCTTCCCAAATCGCAATGCGGGGGGCGCGAGCGCGGCATTCGCCTAGCGTCCGACTGCAAACCAAGGTTTGCAGGGTTTGCAGTTTGCACCCGCACCAGTCCGCACCCATCACGAGCCCGCCCACGGTTTTCCGTCGGCGGGTTTTCTTTTTGAGGAAACGATTCTGAACACGCTTAACGTCGAGTACCGCAAGGTCGAGGCGCTGATCCCCTACGCCCGCAATCCACGCACTCACACCGACGAGCAGGTGGCCAAGATCGCCGCCAGCATCGTCGAGTACGGCTGGACGAATCCGGTGCTGGTGGACGGCGACAACGGGATCATCGCGGGCCACGGTCGTTTGGCCGCCGCGCGCAAGCTCGGGCTGGATCAGGTGCCGGTCATCGAACTGGCGCACCTCTCGCCCACGCAGAAGCGTGCCTACGTCATCTCTGACAACCGGCTGGCGCTCGACGCCGGTTGGAACGAGGAGATGCTGGCGCTGGAAATGGCCGAGCTGTCCGAGGCCGGGTACGACCTTGCGTTGACCGGTTTCGAGGATGCCGAGATCGAGGCCTTGCTCGCTGACGAGGTGGAAACCGATGACGCCGACCAGGAGGCAGATGCCGACGAGCCAGACGCTGGTGACGATGTGCCGGATGTCCCTGTGGTGCCGGTGTCCCGCACCGGCGATGTCTGGGCCATCGGCTCCCACCGTCTGATCTGTGGCGACGCCACCGACCCGACCGTGGTCGCCACTCTGATGCAGGGTGATGCGGCCCGGCTGTGCTTTACATCACCGCCTTACGGCAACCAGCGCGACTACACCTCCGGCGGCATCACCGATTGGGATGGCCTGATGCGCGGTGTGTTCGCCAAGGTGCCAATGGACGACGACGGGCAGGTGCTGGTCAACCTCGGGCTGATCCACCGCGACAACGAAGTCATCCCGTATTGGGATGCGTGGCTGGGCTGGATGCGCACGCAGGGTTGGCGGCGCTTTGCTTGGTACGTCTGGGATCAGGGGCCGGGGATGCCCGGAGACTGGGCTGGTCGTTTTGCGCCGAGTTTCGAGTTCGTCTTTCACTTCAACCGCTCTAGTCGCAAGCCCAACAAGATCGTGCCCTGCAAGCACGCGGGCCAGGAATCGCACCTGCGCGCCGACGGGTCGTCCACGGCCATGCGCGGCAAGGACGGCGAAGTCGGTGGCTGGACGCACAAGGGCCAGCCGACGCAGGACACCCGGATTCCCGACTCGGTGATCCGCGTGATGCGGCACAAGGGCAAGATTGGTCAGGACATCGACCACCCGGCTGTGTTCCCGGTGGCGTTGCCCGAGTTCGTGATCGAGGCCTATACGGACGCAGGCGACATCGTGTTCGAACCTTTTGGCGGCAGCGGTACCACGATGCTGGCCGCGCAGCGCACGGGTCGTGTGTGCCGCTGCGTGGAGATCGCGCCGGAGTACGTGGACGTCGCCATCAAGCGCTTCCAGCAGAACCACCCCGGCGTGCCCGTCACGCTGCTGGCCACAGGCCAGTCCTTCGACGAGGTGGTCAATGAACGTCAGGCCACCACGGAGGTAGAGCAATGACCGCCTCTTGGTTTGCCGACAAGATCGAACAGTGGCCGACTGCCAAGCTGCTGCCCTATGCCCGCAACGCGCGTACTCACTCGGACGATCAGGTGGCGCAGATCGCCGCGTCAATTGCCGAGTTCGGATTCACCAATCCGATCCTGGCGGGCAGCGATGGCGTGATCGTCGCCGGTCACGGACGGCTTGCTGCTGCGCAGAAGCTTGGGCTGGCGGTGGTGCCGGTGGTGGTGCTCGATCATCTGAGTGCGACCCAGCGCCGAGCACTGGTGATCGCGGACAACCGCATCGCCGAGAACGCGGGCTGGGACGACGCGATGCTGCGCATCGAGATCGCATCACTGCAGGACGACGACTTCGACGTGTCGCTGACCGGCTTTGATGCAGATGCGCTGGCCGAATTGATGGCGGGCGACGAGCCGGATGGCGAAGGCGAAACCGATGACGATGCGGTACCCGAGGTCAGCGAGACTCCGGTTTCGCGTCCAGGCGATGTCTGGCTGCTCGGCGGCCACCGTCTGCTGTGTGGCGACTCCACCGTGGCTGAGAGCTACGACCGAGTTCTTGATGGCGAGCCGGTGGATACCCGGTGCCGCGCACATCGATTCGGAAGGTCTGAAGCACTTTCTGGAGAGAGGATTTGCAGCCGTTAACTACCTGTTTGATACCTACGGGTTCCCCGAGTCGGAAAAC